AATTTAAGATTCCAGCTACGGAACACGTAACCCTCGACCCGACCGTCCAAAAGCTCTACAAGGAGGCTGGCGATGCGTTCCAGCTTGACGTCGACGGCGCGGTGGACGCGGGCGTCGAAGCTAAACTGTCCGAATTCCGTGAGTCCAACCGGACACTGAACGGGTCGGTCCTCGCGCTCCAGAAACAGTTGGACGCCGCGCAGCCGCTCCTGACGGAACACGCCGCACTCAAGGCGAAGGCGGCGGAGTTCGAAAAGCGCGGGGCGACAAAGCCGGACGACATCGCGGCCCTCATCGAGCAGGGCATCACGAAGGCGACAGAACCGCTCCGGACGCAGTTGGGAGCCTTGTCCACGACGTTGCAGGAGAAGGACCGCCAACTCGCAGAGACAGAGCGGCGGGCCATGTTGCGTCGCGTCGCGGACGATCACAACGTCGACGCCAACATGTTTGACGAGTTCGTCGGGAACATGACGCCGTTCCGCCTCGTGGATGGGCGACTGGCAGCGCGGAAGGACGACGGCGCGATTTTCTCGGACCCCGACGACGCCACCGGGAACACGCCGCTCATGCTCGACAAACACCTCTCCACGCTCCGAACGCGGAAGCCGGGGTTGTTCAAGGCGTCGGCGGGCGCGGGGTCGCAGCATCCGTCCAACAGTCACGGGACTCCCGCGAAGGTCATCGGCGTGGACCAGATGTCCGGCAGTCTTGAGGACATCGCCAAGGGCAAGACGACCGTACAGGGGTTCAACGGATAGGAGAGCAGCATGATTCCGACAGTGCGTATCGCGGACGGCAAGGGCGGCTACATCATCATCAACGAGGCGGACTTCGACGCGGCGACACAGACGCTCTACAGCGACGTGACGTCGCCTGAGCCGACGAAGGCGAAGGGCGGCAAGGCGAAGGGCGCGACCGTCGTTCGTGTCGACGCGCAAGACGGCGCAGCGGACGACGGCGCGTAGCACTTGCGTTCGCCCGGTGTCTCTGCCTAGACTTCTGGTTGAGGACCGCCAGCGTACAGGCCAGACGTCATCGCCGTCCCCCCCTGCACCTCACACCTACTTAGCCACGGTAGGGGCGATTCCTCGTTGGCACCTTCAGCCCGGCTGGCACATGCTAGCCGGGCCGTTGTGTTTCTGGCCTATTTGACAGGTAGCCCTACTTATGATATAGTCATAAGTGGAGGTGAGGTATGAAGTTCACGTTGAACTTGACGACGGCGGACGGGAAGTGGGTCGGCGGTTTCATTTGTCGGCGCGAAGATTTGAAGGGCCAACTCCATGAATTGAGGACGTTGGCGACCGACTGGCGGCAGCCGGTCGTTGTCACTCGCGTTGACCGTCGAAGAACCAAGGAAGAAACGTACACGGTCCTCCCCCGGCAGTGATTGGCGCGACGGGGCCATACTAGGGGTGCTTGACAACCGCGCCTGAAGTCCTGATACTCCGCTGGTAGTACGACGGCCCCGGGCGGTGACGCGAATCGCCCGGCGCTCCCCCCGACCGCATCGCGTAACCGCAAGGGCTTGGCCGAGTCAAGCACTTGGGGTTGTCTCCGAGAGACGTAGCCCACCAACCTGAACAGGTTTTCGCGGGCCACGTCTTGACGTTCGCCCGCATGGAGTTCTGCCCGTGGCGAACACTCTGACTGCCGTCATTCCACAGCTTCTCGCGCAAGGCATGTTGGCCTTGCGAGAGGAAGCCATCATGCCGCTGCTCGTCAATCGTGGCTACGAAGCACTGGCCGGTGAGAAGGGGTCCACCATCACGATCCCGCTCCCGTCTGCCATCGTGGCGCAAGATGTGACGCCGGGCGCGACGCCGCCGTCTACTGCGGACGTTGCGCCAACGTCGGTGACCTTGACGATGAACAAGTGGAAGGAAGCGCCCTTCTACCTCACCGACAAGGAACTGGCGGAGTGCATGACCGGCACGATTCCGGGGCAAGCGTCGGAAGCCATCCGCGCCATCGCGAACGTCGTCAACAACGACATCTTCGCCCTGTACAAGAACGTGTACGGGTTCGCGGGGACGGCGGGGACGACGCCCTTCGGCGCGGACGTGACGGCTTACGTCAACGCCCGCAAGGCGGTGAACAAGCAGCTTGGCCCGAAGAACGACCGCCGCGTCATCATGGACGACGACGCGGAAGCGAACGCGCTGTTGCTGCGGGCGTTTCAGGACGCCAGTTTCCGAGGGGACACGCTCGGCATCATCGAGGGCCAGATCAACCGCAAGCTCGGCGCGGACTGGTTCGCGTCCTCGCTCGTGCCGACGCACACCGCCGGAACAGCGGCGGGCGCGACGACGAACTCGGCGGGTTACGCGGCTGGCATCAAAACCATCACGCTGGCGTCGGCGGGCACCGGCACGGTGCTCGTCGGAGACATCATCACGTTCGCGGGTCACGCGCAGACCTATACGGTGGTGACCGGCGATGCGGACGTGTCGAACGGCGGCACGGTGGTGTTCGAACCCGGGCTGGCCGTCGCGCTGGCGGCGTCCCCTATCGCCATCACACTCAAGGCCACCCACGTCGCCAACATGCTGTTCCAGCGAGACGCCTTCGCCTTCGCGTCGCGCCCGTTCAGCAACGCGGACGCGGGACAGGGGAACTTCCTGTCGACGTCGGACCCCAAGAGCGGCCTCACGCTGCGGCTGGAACTCACCCGCGAGTACAAGCGGTGGCGCTGGGCGTTCGACATCCTCTACGGCACGGCGACGCCGCGCCCGGAGTACGCGGCCCGCATCGCGGGCTAGGCCGGAGACACAACCGCCGCGCCGTGACACCTCGTCCGGCGCGGCCCACCAACCGGACGCTGAGAGGAACTACGAATGTCCATCATGCTTTTCTCGCCAGACACGCTGGCGAACGGATTGAAGGTCGCGTCGGGGCAGCACACCACCGTCGCGGCGTCGGATGCGGTCGTTACCGGATTGCGCCGGGTGCATCTTGTCGTCGCGGCCCTTGATTCTGACCCAGTGGCCGGATGTCAGTCCGCCTCTGCCGTCGCGGGCCTGACCACCGGCACGATCACCATCAAGACGTGGAAGGCCACGGCGACGGCGGACACCGCTGTCATCGCGGCGTCCACGTTCAGCAAAAAGGTGAATTGGGTCGCCATCGGGGAGTAACGCCGGGGCGACCAGTGAAGGTTCAGCTTTCGTTGACGCGGGGCTGAAACAGAGGCAGCGGGTCGGCGGAGTCGGGGCCGCTGGCTCGTTGCCTCGATTTATTTGAGGGGTCCATGACGTCATGGCGCTAGATGCAACCGTGGGCGGGGTGGCGGCAAACAGCTACTCCACCCGTGCCGAAGCGCAGACGTATTTCGATGCCCGGCTCTACACCGAGGCGTGGGATGCGGTGGACGACACGGAGAAGGACGCCGCGCTGCAAATGGCGACGCGGCTCTTGGACCAGTACGTTGAGTGGTATGGGGCACCCGCGACGACGACGCAGCGGTTGGCATGGCCGCGCTACGGCATGCTGGACCGGAACGGCAACAGTATCGGCGGCGACGTGCTGCCGGGAGACTTGAAGGTATCGACGGCGGAGTTGGCGCTACGGCTCTTGGAGCGCGACTCCACGAAGGAGTCGGAGGCGGGGTTGGAGGGGTTGACGCAGTTGACGACGGGGCCGGTGTCCATGTCGTTCAAGTCGCCCATCCCGGCCCGGGTCATAGCCGAATCTGTGCGGGCGTTCGTGGCGCTGTGGGGCGACGTGACGAGCGGGGCGGGCATGACTATACCCTTGGCTCGTGTATGAGTTTGGCGGACGTTATACGGGCGGGCGTCCGGGTGGCTGACCGCGTCGCGGGGACGTTGCAGGTGCAAGTCAAGCACCGGGCGGCGTTGCTGACGATGACGCGGGCGGGCGAGTCGGACGTGGATGTGGCGGTGGACCTCAAGGGGTTTCTGGACCGGAAGCGCCGCCGGGTGAAGTTGGCGACCGGGGAGGAGCGGCAGGTGATCGCGACGTTGTTCATCCCCCGCCTGTTCACGGTCACGACGCGGGACCAGTTCTTGAAGGACGACGTCTCGCTCGGGGAAGTGTTGGAAGTACGCGGGTTGGACGACCCCGCTGGCGGCACGTACTATACCGAGGTGCTATTTGGCTGACGTGAAGAACACCATCACGCCGACCTTGGACCGGCTGGTGCGGGCTATGCCGGAGATGGGGAAACAGGTGCTTCGTGAGGAAGCGGAATTGACCATCACCGACGCGAAGCGGCAGACCCCCGTTGACACCGGGGCGCTGCGGTCCAGCGGGTTCGCGGACTCCGTCAATGACGACGGGATGGCGGCGGTGATGCAGTTCGGGAACTCATCCGTGGACTACGCGCTCGTGGTCCATGAAGATTTGGATGCGCGGCATCCGAGTGGGAATGCGAAGTACTTGGAGAATGCCATGTTGAGCCGTCAGCCGGGCATGGAGGCGCGGCTTGGGGCCAAACTCGCCAGCCAGATCGCCACGGTCCGACCGTAGGCTAGAGGAGACGAACCGATGCCACGTACGACACTGACACCGCAGAATGCGCCGGGCGCGTACGCCGGAGCGTTGCTCTTGACGATGACCGCAGCGGACGTCGCCAACATGAACCAGTTTAAGCTCGGCGGGCGCGACGTGATGGTGGTCCACAACTCGGGCGCGTCCGGGCGGACCTTCACGATCACGAGCGTGGACGACCGCGCCGGGCGGCAGGAACACATCACGGCTCAGGCGATTGCGGCGGGGGAGATTTTCGTGTTCGGGCCGATTGACATGGAGGGGTGGCGGCAGACGGACGGCAATCTCTACTTCGACGCGAACCACGCCGAAGTGAAGATCGGCATCATCCGCATCCCGTAGTCATGCTGGCGAACGACGTCCTGTCCGTCCTCCATGCTGTCGGGGTCGTTGTGGCCCAACAGACCGGGTTCGTGGGGAGTTCGGCGGACACGGACGGCGACGGCATCATTACGGTGCAAGAGACGGCAGGGCAAGCGGGCGTCGGAACGCACGACAGCCCCACGGCCCAGTACGAACGGCCCGCGTGTCAAGTCGTCGCTCGGCATGCGGATTACTTTGAGGCGGAGAAGTTGGCCCGTCGCGCTTACGACGCGCTTTGGAGTACGCGGCACACGTTGGTCGGCGGGTTTCGGTACGTCGAAATGCGTCCGAGACAGACGCCGTTCGACCTGCAACGTGATACAAAGAACCGGCAGCGGTTCGCGTTCAACGTCGACGGATTGCGAGGACGATAATGCTGGTCGCACCGAAAGGTCCCGAGGAGTTTCAACCGACCGGCCACTGGTCCGGCTATCCGGTCTGGACGTGTCCGCACCCCGTCTGTCGGTTTGAGTACACCGGGCACGACGGCGCGAACCAGATGTCCGATCACTTCCGGACGCATGTCCTTCGCGGTCCGCAAGAACTGTCCGATTCGTCGGCGCTGCTGTCGCTGCGGACGATGCCGTCCGAGGCTGCACAGCCTGACGGGCGTGTTGAGATTACCGGCGCGGCGAAGCGGGTTCGTCGCATCGGTTCGCAAGGCCCCGCACAGGAGTAACTGAACGATGGCAACCACGGCGTTTTCCTCTCACGGCACGGTCCTTCGCATCGGTGATGGCGCGGCGGGGTTTGCCACCGTTGGCGAACTGCTCGACATGGAAGGCCCGGAGTACAGCCGCAACATGCACGACGTCACGCCGCACAACGAGACGGATGAGCAGTTCATCGCGGGCGGCGTCCTGCGGACCGGCACGGTCACGTTCACGATCAACTACAACCCGGCGGGCGCGACGCATGACGAGACAACCGGCCTGTTGTCGAAGCTGCGGAGCCGGTTGCTGCACAACTGGGAAATCATCGCGACGGACACGGGCGCGGCGAAGTATGCGTTCGCCGCATGGGTCCAGAACTTCCGGTTCATGTTCCCCGTGGACGGCGTCCTGCGGGCGTCCATCACGCTGAAGATCACGGGCGCGATCACCATCACGCCGTAAGGCGGCTAGACACTCCCCACAGGGCCGTGACAGAATCCCGGCGTCGCCGGGCATCTGTCCGGCTTTGTGTAGAGGAGTCCCCCGATGGAAGATACCCCCGCGTCCGCGTCAAGCGAACCCCGCCTCTTGGGTCGGGACGACATCTTGTCGGTAGCCGACCGCCAGTACGATGCCGTCGCCGTGCCAGAGTGGGGCGGGCATGTTCGCCTCCAGAGCCTCACTGGCGACGAACGCGATCAGTACGAGGATTCCACATGGCGCTCGTTCCGCAATCGCGACGGGTCCGTCACTCGCGAACAGACCATGCAGAAAGCGCGGGCCAAGATGGTCGCGATGTGCGCGGTCGACGCGAACGGGGCGCGGCTGTTCACGCAGGGCGACGTCGAACTGCTCGGGAAGAAGTCGACCGTCGCGTTGCAGCGATTGTTCCTTGCCGCCATCACGCTGTCCTCCATCAGCGAGAAGGAAGTCGAAGAATTGGGGGAAGGTTCCGCCGCCGACCGTGGCGGCGATTCGCCTTCCGTCTAGCTCTCGCCTTGGGCGAGGCGAACGTGGATGCCATGCTGCGGCGACTGTCCGCCCGGCAACTCTCGGAGTGGTACGCGTTTTACCAGATGGAGCCGTTTGGCGAACTCCAGCACGAACTCCGGACCGCCCGATTGTCGACGCTCCTCGCCCAACCGCACCGGAATA